CCGACCGGCACGCTTACGACGAATGGGCGTTGTCGCCGGCCGAGGCGACGGAGAACGACGGCGCGCGCAAGTGGGACTGGCGCCCCGGTCCCGCGCAGCGCACCGACTCCGGCGGCGGGGCGAATCACTACAAAGCAATGCTCATGGCGGCCGAGGGCTGGGTGTGGCGCGCGGGCGAGAAGCGGTGGGACGACTCGGCGGCAGAGCGGATTCAGCGCCGGCTCATGGACCCGCGCCTGGGCGGGCAGGCGGTGCCGAACATCAACGAGGGGACGAGCATTATTGACCTCATGGCCAAGACCGATGCGGACGGCGACGGCCGGGCGATGCCGGCGCAGTATTGGGAAGAGGCCGCGCATTGCGGCGTGGGCGAAGGGGTGCAGCTCATCAACATGGCGCTCTACTACGACGAGGCCAAGCCGATCACGATTGAGAATTGCCCGAAGCTCTACGTGGTGGACGACCTGGAACAGATCGACCTCGCGCTTTCGCAGTATGTCGCCCCGCCGATCACGAGCGAGCGCAACGCGCTCAAAGACCCGATTGATTGCCTGCGCTACTGCATGAAAGACGACTTTGGCCATGTGGACGCGGCGCTCCTGCGCGGCCGGCGGGGGACGTATTATTAAATACCTTTTTCTTATGCCTACTCTCGAAATCAGCGTTAAAATGCCCGCGCTCCCGGCCAAGGTCTATCTCCGGCGCAAGGAGGTGGAGGCCGTCGTGGGCGGGTGGCGGCAGCTCGCGGCCCTTGAGGCGGCCGGGCGCGTGCAGCGCGTGATTCTCCCCGGCTATACCCGCGCCCACTACCCGCGCGCCCAGGTGCAGGCCGTGCTCGTCGCACTTTATGGCCACTGACCTATTGACCACGCGCGCGCAGCGTTTGGGTTGAACCGCATGAACTCTTTTCTGGACGACACTCCGGCCGATGAATTGGCGGCGGCCCGGCGTGATCTCGAAGCCACGGTGGACGATTGCTTGACGGTGTGGCAACGGCAGTCCCGCGCGACCGAATTGCGGCACAACATTTGGGAAGGCCAGTCGGCCGATGGCCGCAAGCATAGCGACTCTGGCGAGCCGGCGTTGCCGTTTGAGGGTTCGGCGGATTCGCGGATTCCGCTCCTCGACGGCATTATCAACGACAAGGTGGCGATGGCGCAGCAGGCATTTTGGCGGGCCGAGGTGCAGGCGTCGCCCATCGAGCCGGGCGACACCGCCCAGGCCGCAAGCGTCTCGACGCTGCTCCGCTGGCTGCGCCGCGTGCCGATGCGCGAGGAATTGCGGACGGAAATCGAACTCTCCGCGCAATACCTCTACGGCGACGATCCGGGCATTGCGGTGGTCGCGGTCGATTGGCTCCAAGATACCAAGCTGGTGCGCAAGGCCATCACGTTTGACGAAGTGGCGGCGATGTATGTCACGGGCGCGAGCACGCCCGAAGAAGCGGCCGGTGCGGAATTGGAGCCGGAGATGCTCGCCGATTTCATCGACCTTTTCCAAAACCCCGCGCGCGAGCGTGAGGTGCTGGCTTGGCTTGCCTCGGTGTTTCCGAGCACGACCAAGCGGATACTCAAAATCATTTTGAAGGGGCTGCGCCGCGAGGGCGCGGCCGATGTGCCGCTCCCCAAGATTCGCGAAAATCGCCCTACCGTCACGACGCTGCGCTACGGGCGCGATGTGTTTTTCCCGGTCGGCACCGCCGATCTCCAACGCGCGCGGCGGATTCACCGCGTGGAGTGGCTCAACGAGGAGGAACTTTTTGAGCGCGTCGTCACGCAGGGTTGGGATGCCGATGTGGTCGATGACATTATCAAGAAGGGCAAAGGCCAATCGCTCGTGCAGAGCTACGGGCAGACTCGCGCCTCTCTCAGCGCCGTGTCGCTCTCCGGCCCCGGCCTTGAGGTGGACGAGACGCAACACCTGTTTGAAATCATTTGGAGCTACGAGCGCCGCACCGATGAACTCGGCATCGCGGGCATCTATTTGTGTGTGTGGAACTCGGTGGTGAAATCGAGCTGGCTATGGGCGGGGCTCTGCGATTTCGACCACGGTAAATACCCGTTTGTGATGCGGACGCGCGAGCGGCTCGGCCGCCAAGTCACCGATTCACGCGGGCTCTCCCGCGCGCTCCCGACCCACCAAAACGAGATCAAGGTGCAGCGCGACGCGCGGAGCAACAACACGCAGTTGATCGCCTCGCCGCCGATGAAACGAAAGCTCATGGCGGGCGCGGCGGAGTTGATCCTTGGCCCGGCGTCGGATGTGCCGGTGCAGAAGCTCGACGATTTTGAGCTGATAAACTACCCGGCGCTTACGAACGCTTCAATGGAGATGGAGGGCACGACGCGCAACGAAGCGAATCACTACTCGGGTATTTTGACGCCCGACTCCGATCCCAACCGCGTCTTCATGATCGCCCAGGCCGAGGCGGATAATTTCAACGCGCTTTGGTGCGGAGTCTTCGACCATGTGCTCGCGCTCTGCCAACAGTATTACTCGCCGGCCGAGCTGGCGCTCATCACGGGCGGCGACGACGCGCCGCTGGGCATCGGCCCCGACGACATTGCCGGCCGGTGGAACGTGGCGCTGGAGATCGACGCGCGCGACCTCAACATGGATTTCGTAATCAAGAAGCTCGACACCTACAACAAGCTCTTGTCGCTCGACCCTCAGGGCGTGATTGACCGCACGCAGGCGCCGGCGTGGGGTGCGGCGGCACTCTTCCCCGGTATGGCGGGCCGGCTGATTCAGCCGATGGCCAAGGTGACGCAACGCCTCATCGACGAGGAGGAGAGCAACGTCGCCAAGATGGCGCTCGGCATGGAGCCAAGAATGTCGGAGGACGGGATCGACGCACCGGAGACGCGCTTGCAGGCGATGCAAGGGGCGGTGGGCAAGAGCCCGCGCCTCGGCCAACAATGGGCGATGGACCCGGAGTTCCGCGCGCTTTTGGAGAATCGCCAAAAGTTTTTGATGCAACAGCTCACGCAGGAGCAAAACAAAGTGGTCGGCCGCCTCGGCACCGCGCCGTTGCAAGGGCAAGGCGCGATGGGTGCCGCGCCGATGCTCGGCGGCGGTGGCGGTATGCCTATGGCCGAGCAAGCTATGGCTCGTGCGCCGGCGCGGGCTCCGGCGGCGGCAGCGCCGGCCCCGGCTCCCGCTCCGGTGGCCGCGCCTGCTCCGGCTCCGGCCGCCGCGCCGGCGGCTCCCGCCCCGGCTCCGGTCTTGGAGATCCGGGTGAACCAAGGGCCGCAACCTCAACCGCAACGGCGCGTGCGCCATGTGCGTGATGAAGAGGGCCGCATTGTTGAGAGCGTGACTGAGGACATTCCCGCCGAACCGGCCGCTGAGTAAAATCTAAAAACCTACCACTACGATGGCCGACAACATTGGATATACACCGGGCGAAGGCGCAAGCGTCGCAGCCGACAACATCGGCGGGCATCTCTTTCAGCGCGTGAAACTCGCGCTCGGCGCGGACGGCGTGAACGACGGCGACGTAAGCGCAGCAAATCCGGTTCCGGTATCGGGCTCGGTGACGGTCGAGAATTTCCCGGCGCAGACCGGGCTCACGGACGCGCAACTTCGGGCGACGGCGGTTCCCGTTTCGGGAACGGTTACGGCGAACACCGGATTAAGTCAGCCGCTCACGGACACGCAACTTCGGGCGAGCGCGGTTCCGGTAAGCGGAAGTTTCTTCCAAGCCACTCAACCTGTTTCTGCCGCCGCTCTCCCGCTGCCTTCCGGCGCTGCTACGTCTGCCAATCAAGCCCCGCTTACCTCCACCCATCCGCTTCCAAATGCGAGTGCTGCTGTGGTTCGCCAAGCCCCGTGTGAAATCTGGTCGGTGGGATTTGCTGATGTCGGCTCTTCGTTAATGGCTACTGAACTGACCCAACGCCGCCAAGGCACTGGCGTCGGTGTTTCCCAGAGTTCGTCCAATCTTGTCCTGACCAGTGGCACGACTGCTAATTCAGAGTTTCTTGCTCGCAGCGTCCGGTCATTCAATGGTGCGCTGACCGCTCGCCAAAAGACGATCTTGTCGCAACGCATCGCAAACCAAAACTTTGCGGTTTTACTGGCCGATAAGGTTGGCGAAGGGTTGTCATGCACGATCAACAGCGCAACGAGCATCACCGTCACGCTGACCGCTCACGGATTCACGGCTCAGAACGTTGGCCAGTCCATGATGGTGGGCGCGATCAACGGTGCCAATGGCGTGCCTGGACGCTATGCCATCGCTTCGATTCCGAGCGTTGACACGATCAACTTCACCGTCGCTGGTTGGCCAGCTTCCGGTTCATGCACGGTCGATCTTTTTGGTTACAACTATTTGTGGACTCAGTACACCGGAACGACCGCGACGGCTGCAAACGTGGATTCGCAGCGCAAGGGCTGGAATAGCGGTGTTACCACAATAACGATCAATACAACGGCGTCTCCCGGTCACGTCGTGCAGACCTATGCAGACGGCCGAAACGTCAACTGGTCTGACACTACGGTTGCCAGTTCAACCGTTTCAACGGTAACCGCACGCGGAAACCGAATTGAAAACATTCCAGACGATAACGAAGAGATTTACGTTTATTTGTGGCTCTGGAACGGATCAACAGCCCCGGCAAGCACGACCACTTGGACTCTCGGATTTCTAAGCGTCGAAGACAACGCCAACGTCCCCACATACATTGCTGGTGTTCGACCGAATGGCGCACAGGCCGCGCTCGCTGTCCTTCCGACCTCGCAGCCCGCGCTTGTGACTGGTAGTGCTCTAATCGGAGACGTGGGCATCCAATACCGTAGCACCGCGACGGGCGCGGCCGCGCTCACCAACGTCAACAGCCCGGCCACGCCAGTCGCGCAGCAGCTCAAATCCGGCGCAGGCAGATTGCTCGGCATCCT